CTCCATGCGCTCCGCGCATTACGATACCTACGGGTCGCCTGGCGGCGAGGGGGTTTTGGGGATTACCTCCCTTCCAACAAGAACAGGGGTCCGAGATCTCAAAGCCGATGTCGGTCCTCTCGATGTAGTCACCATCGAGGAGATGCCTCATCGCCGCCTCTGTTCTCCTGGTGGCGTGATGATCCTGGAAGGCTCTCTTGGCACCCTGCTCGATCAATCCGGCAGGGTCCAGCTTCACTAAACCCCTGCTCCCAGCCTTCTTCGACATCCAGGCCAGGAGCACATGCTCGGGGCCGTCACCCAGTTCCAGGCATGGTGGTACCAAGCCTTTGTCCACCCTCCACCTCCTCGATTCCAGCCCGCTCGGCCTGAGCCAGGGCGGTAACCCCGTACTTTGCACCCGCCCCAGGCGGCTGTCAAGCCCGAATCTCCGGAGATTTGGGCGCGCCTTTGTAACTACATGAGTGAAGCCGTTACCCCGGCGAAGATTGCAAATGGAGGCTGTTTTCTACAGCGCCGCCTACGACCGACTAGAGGCGCGGATCATTTACACGCACTTCCCCCGCCGGGTACCTTCTCCGGAAAAAACACTAGCGTAGTTCCGGACCCTCCGCAAGGGGGAGTTTTCCACAGGTTCCGCGGCCCTCCTAGCCTGGTTGGGGATGACCTACGTGGATGACCCCACCCTGGGGGAAGACGACCTGGAGCCAGGTGAGGATGGCCTCTCCGACGACCTGGCCCAGTACGCCCCGCCTGTCCTGGACCCCAACGACCAGCAGTTTGTGGACCGCCTTGTGGACAAGGTGTGGGAGTTCACGCTCATCTTCAGCGGGGTGGATATGTTCCCCTACCAGGAGACCCTGGGCCGGCGCATCATCGAGAGCGTCATCAGCGGAGATGGGGCCACTATCACTGGGGAATGCTCCCGCCAGAGCGGCAAGACAGAGGTCATCGCCAACGTCGCCGCCAGCCTGATGATCTTGTTACCGCGGTTAGCTGAGATGTTCCCTGACGTGGGCATGCTCGCGAAGTTCCGCAAGGGGGTCATGGTCGGTTGCTTCGCTCCAGTTGAGCAGCAGGTTGAGACTCTGTTTGGACGTGTGGTGGACCGTCTGACCTCAGAGCGGGCGCTGGAGATGCTGGAAGACCCAGAGATCGATGACGTGGTGCGCCCAGGGTCGCGGAAGGTCCGCTTGAAAAAATGCCAGAGCTTTTGCGCCATGCAGACCGCCAACCCCAGGGCCAAGATCGAGTCCAAGTCGTACCATGTCATCTTTGTAGACGAATCCCAGTCGGTGGACGAGTACGTTTTGAATAAATCCATCGCTCCGATGGGAGCCTTTTATTTGGCGACCATGGTCATGACCGGCACTCCTGACATCATTAAAGGGGCCTTCTTCAAGACCATCCAGATGAACCGGCGCATGGAGCTACGCCGGGGTGGCAAGAAGAACCACTTCCGGTTCGACTGGCACTACTGCGCCCGGTTCAACAAGAACTACGCGGCCTACATCCGCGGTGAGGCCATGCGGATCGGGGAGGACAGCGATGAGTTCAGGCTCAACTACAGGTTGGAGTGGCTCCTGGAACGGGGCATGTTGGTCACAGAGACTCGTATGGACGAGCTTGGTGACCCCACCATGCCCATCGTCCAGAGCTACTGGCGTTCTCCCCTGGTGGCCGGCATAGATTTTGCCCGCCGCATGGACTCCACCGTGGTCACGGTGCTTTTCGTAGACTGGGACCGACCGGACGAACTGGGGCTATACGACTGTCGCATCCTGAACTGGCTGGAGATGCACGGGGAAGAATGGGAGGATCAGTACTGGCGGATCGTGGATTTCTTCAGCAACTACTCCATCGTGGCCTGCGGCGTTGACGCTCAAGGAGTTGGCGACGTAGCTGCTGATCGGCTGAAGCGACTGCTGCCACGTATCCAGGTGGAACCACTGTCGTCACAGATCCAGGATCAAAGTGCCAGGTGGAAGCACCTCCAGCAGTTACTCCAGCGGGGCTTGCTGTCGTGGCCGGCGCATCCCAGGGCCAAGCGGACCAAGACCTGGCGTCGGTTCCGAACCCAGATGGTGGATGTGGAGAAGACTTACAAGGGTGCTCACCTCGTGGTAGCTGCCCCGAACGAGGCCGGCGTGCATGACGACTACGTCGATTCACTGTCCTGCGCCACCATCATGTCCCAGGTGTTGATGGTCCCTGAGGTTGAGATCCAGTCGACCCCGTGGGCGGCTGGGGCGCGTCGGGCGAGGACTGCTCGTCCTCGTCAGCGCCGACAGCCGGCTTAGCCGCGGCGTCGGAGCCGATGGCCCGGTTCATCGAGGTGTTATGTGCCCAGGTCTCGGACGCGCTCACGCCTCCAGGCTAGCTGGAGGCGTGTTCACCCTGGTACGTCGGTTTGGTGAGGGGAGATGGGGACTGGCTCGGCACGACGAGGTACGGCGAGGCATGGCCCGTCGGGTGGTCTAGGGGGGAAGTGCCGCACAGCCTAGCCTGAGATACAACCCGACGAGGGAGGAAAGCCGATGAGTTTGGCCCCCGAACCGCAGTTTCCCGAACGCGGCCGGTACGCCTACGACGAGACCATGGGGCCGAACGCCCCAGGTGGGCGCGGCCCGCTGCGATTCGAGGAGGGTTTGAGTACTGACACCGACATTCCCACCGACTTCCAGCGGGGCATGATCGAGTTCATGGTCAGCGCCCCTGGCCGCATAAATCACGTCGACCCTCAGGTGCAGTTCAAGATGCCCGACGAGACCATGCAGGAGCGGGCACACGTCGGCTCGGCAGCCTGGATCGACGCCCCCACAATGCTGGGTGAGTTCGCCCACGGCTCATTTACTGACCAGGCTGAGGTCCGCTACGAGGAGGTGTTCCGCTCGGGCGGTATCCAGAAGAGGCGGTCTCCCGAAGTCGTCACCGACTGATCATGGCCCTGGAGGAGGGCCGGAAGGTCCGCATCCTGACCCATGCTGTCCAGCACTACGGAGCCAACCCAGAGGAGGTCAAGACCGCCCTCGATGACCCGAACGTGGGTTGGGACGAGAAGCAGAGCGACAGGACACTCGGCCAGGCCGCGGCCATGTACGCCAACACCAAGGGCGGGAGGCACAACTGGTAATGGATCTTCGCCCAGACCTCTTCCCTGACCGCCGGCAAGAAGGCCGGCGCACCGCTCCCGTCAGTCACGCGGCTGAGGCCCAGGGTCCAGTCAGGGCCGGTCCCAGGGGTACGAGCCTGATAGCTGCCCAGTGCAAGCAGTGTGGCGCTGACGTGGTACGTGGCAGGGGGGCCTGGCGACACTCCACCTGGGGAGGGTCGTGAACAAACGCTCCAGCGTTCCTGGCCCTCATGAGATGGCCGCTATGGCCCAGGGCACTGGCACGCCGCGGCCTGCTCGTGCCGGCAGCTTCGACAAGGAGCCAGGCCAGTACACCCAAGAGGACTACCAGGCCCACGGCTGGCTCGATCCCAAGTGGTCCCAGGAGGAGCACTTCCCTACCCACGCCACGATGCAGGAGAAGCAGCGCACTCAGGGGAGGTTGGATCTAGGCCAACAACACACTCCCATCGACATGAAGCGCCAGGCGACCTGGGACGACCTCCCTGACCATGTTCGGGCCGGTGTCGAGGCCGATGTTCACAAGAGGCTCGGGCTGCACTTCGGTGACATCGTCCATCACTACGGAGCCGATCTCGACAACGCTTACATCCGCGCCCACAACCGCGGTTCCAACGTCGCTACCGGCCAGGACTACTACACCGGAGGGCCTGGTACTGACCAGCGTAGGAGCGGCCAGCTTGCTGCTCACCTGGGGCTGAACACCTCGACGGTCCACTACGCCAGGGCTGCCTTGAGTCACAACTCGGACCCTGACACCGACCTCAACCGCACGGGTCGGATCGCTCAGCAGTTGGTACACAACCCCGACATCAATCAGTTCCGAGATCCAGTGAAAGAACCTGAGGGCGAGTCGCCCCCGGTGGGCACAGGTGGGTTCCACACCACCGCCAGGAATGCAGCCAGGATCATCCACAACGAGGGATCTGGCGTCCACCCACTCGACGTACCGGGGGAGAGTGCCGGTGCCACCAAGTCGAGATCGAGGGGTGCCCCGGTACGCAGTGCTGTAGCTGCGTCGGACTGGGCGGTGAAGGCCGGCACCTACGGAGATGCCCAGGAGTTCCCCAGGGTGGTGGACGCCAACCCGGTGATCGACCGGCACGAGTGGCGTGGTGGTGCCGGCATCAAGGACTTCGGTGAGGACACCCGTGCCGATGTGATGAGCGGTAGCCACAACACCAAGGTTCACAACGTCGAGCATCCCTTTGAGCCTGGGGCGAGCATCGACGCCATGAACCTCTACTTCTCTCACGCCCTGAAGACCGCGGCTCAGCAGCGGGGCCTGCCCTCCCATGTGGCTCAACCGGTCCATTGGTACGAGCAGAAGATCACCTCCTACAGCAGCAAGAAGAAGGGGGCCAAGGCCCCCGACGAAGCGATGGTGAACCCGATCCTGCAAGCCAGGCAGCACGAGGCCCAACACGGCCAGCAAGGGAGTTTGTTCTGATGGCAGAGGTACACGACTACCCAACCCATGGTGTGAACGTCGAGTACATGGACGTGCAGACGCTGTGGAACGACCGGCGTGATCCACACGCCAGCCCGCTGTCGACCTCCCCCAGGCGGGAAGGTGGTCGCGCTCCCAAAATGAGTGACCTGGGCCAGGCCATCGACGGTGTGTATCGCGGTAACCCCACCCACCGTGCCGGCGATGAGTGACATTGGTGTCCAGCCCTTCGCCGGTTCACCGCCTCCTACCATCCTGGCGTCGTCGGTCCTCGCTAACCGGGTCAAGCCCCGACACGCCTCGATAGCCACCCAGTCTGAGACAGTGCAGCTTGCCAAGCAGGACGCCCGCCGCCAACTACGTCAGCAACAGCGCCGCCGGCTACCCATCACCCAGGAGAAGTACCTCAAGCAGGCTTCCCCGGTCACAGAGAAGTAAATGTCAATCCAGTTCCAGTCTCCCAGTTATAGAGCGGCATCCAGTGATCTAACGATCCAGATATCCCCGCTCGGGCTGGTTGAGCTAGCTGACGAAGAGTTTGAGGTGCATGGCCCCAGGCTCAATCGTTATGCCATGAACTGGGCCTTCTATCTGGGATACCACTGGGCGCAACGCCCAGACCTTGGTGATCCACAGCTTACGTTTAACTGGGTACGTGCTCTGAGCGATTTTACGACCAACTTTGTCTTCGGTAAGGGCGTGTCTTTCCGCTCCCCTGACGCTACGTCAGCCATTGTACCTACGCGGTTACAGAGGATCTGGGAGAAGGACAACAAGAAGGATTCCTTGCTCTGGGAGATGGGGAGTATGGGGTCGGTCACTGGCGACTGCTTCGTCAAAGTGGCTTACGAAGAACCCTGGGTGGACCCGTCCGGAATGCCGCACCCTGGACGGGTCCGCATCCTCCCTCTAAATAGCGCGTTCGCATTTCCAGAATGGCATCCCCATGATAGGAAGCGCCTGATCCGTTTTAAGTTGAAGTACAGATTTTGGGGGACAACTAGTGAGGGAACCCGTCAAGTTTTCACGTACACGGAGCTATTGACCGAAGAGCAGATCGAAGAGTACGTCAATGACGAACTCATCGACGCTAGGGAGAACCCTCTGGGTGAGATCCCTATCGTTCACATCAGCAACATGCCGATAGCCTCGTCCCCCTGGGGCATGCCCGACATACAGGACATCACACCGCTCAACCGGCAGTACAACGAAACGGCTACGGATATAGCCGACATCGTCAACTACCATGCCGCTCCGGTAACCGTGGTCATAGGGGCAAGAGCAAGCAACCTGGAGAAGGGCACACATCAGACGTGGAGCGTGCCGAACAAGGATGCGCGTGTCGAGAACTTGCTCTTCGACCCAAGGGGCATCGAGCAGGCCATCAAGCTGCTAGAGGTGCTCAAGAGCGCCATGCACGAAATGACCGGGGTGCCTAAAACGGCCCTTGGGGAGGAGCAAGCGATCTCCAACACCTCAGGCGTGGCCCTGGCGATCCAGTACCAGCCGTTGATGAATCGCTTCAAGCTGAAGTCCACCCAGTACGGGGAGGGCATCGCAGAGATCAACCGGTTGGCGCTGAAGACCATGTTCATGAAGGAGCCTGAGACCCTCACCTGGAACGACACCTTCGACCCACCCATGCGGGATGACTCGCTTCCGATGCTGGACCCCATGGACCCGGTGAGCTACGAGAACACCTGTCACTTCCAGCCCCCGCTGCCGGTGGACAAGCTGGTGCTGCTCAACGAGCTACAGGTCAAGATGGCCCTGGGTCTGGAGTCCAAGCGTGGTGCCCTGGAGGAACTGGGGGAGGAGTTCCCCGACGAGAAGCTGGAGGAACTCTTCAAGGAGCTTGTTGCCGACGCGGAGCAACAGGCTGCTCTGGAGATGCTGCGCGCCCAGGTGGCCTCCCTCATCACCAACATGACCGGTATGGTCAGCCCCGAAGGCCCTCAGCCCATGCCGCCCCCGCCGGCCAGCGCCCAGGGGAACAGTGGCAAGGGCAACGGCAACGGTGGTGTCAAGTCAGCCGGCGGTCCCCAGGTGAACAC